GTTGTGTCTAATGTAACTTCTGCATTGATTTGGTAATACCCAGCAACAGTTGGCGTAAATGTTGAAGAAGTGTAATTATTATTTGTGTCGTACTGTTCTGGCAGCGCAGTTACTTTAGTAGTAGTATTATGACTGATTGTTTGAGAAACACCAGTAGTCACATTGGCACTAAACAATGGGCCTGTGCCTGCAAAAGTAGAACCAGTAGTTAAAATTGTTCCGCTTGTTGTTGGTAGCGTAAGTGTTGGTGTACCTGCAACTGATGGGGCTTGTATAGTTGCCGTACCGCTTGTATCACCAGAGATTATAATAGAGCTCATATATATTCCTTATAGAATTACCCAACGACTACCACTAGGTACTGTTACAGCATAACCTGAAGATACAGTGATAGGTCCAGCTGACATAGCATTTGATCCACTAGGAATTGAATAGCTAGCTGCTACTGTACCACTGTTAACTACAATACCGTTACTAGCAATTAATGTATTTGCTGTTAAGTCTTGTGTAAATGTATTAACTTCATCTAACTTAGGAAAGTCATTTAAGTTAGCAGCTACTAAGCGTAGTTCAACTTTATCACCAGTACTAAATGCTGATGCTGTAGTATTATCCTGAGCACGAACAATAGTAAATGTATCTGTGCTACGTGCTGTTACTTTTACAATTTCAATAGTAGTACCGGCAGCATTAATAAGTGTACAGTAGAAATACTGTGAACCTGTTAATGTAGGAAACAAAGCACCTGTGCCAGTAGCAACTGTTAAACTTGTTGCAATATTAGTAATGCCAGAAGCAAGTGTTGTTGCGGCATTATTTGTAAACGACATGTTTGCCATTTGTTAATCCTTTTATACTAAGTCAGAACTGTACACAGGTAGATCACCTACTACTGTATATACGTTAGTTTTATCTGTAGTAGCTACCATTGTAATACGGTATGTTACTTCACTAACACCATTAGCAATACGTTGACTAACAAGTGATCCACTAATAAATGGAGAGCCAACAAGAATAGTAGATGGTGTAGCATCTGTACCAGACATTACTTGTACACTACATGTTGCTGATAGGATGTTTTCACCTGCACCTAATACAGGACTGTAATCAAAGGTGAACAGTTCACTTTCACTTGTTATTTTATATGAGAATGCATTAGCCATGTTTAGATGTATCTTTCCTATTAGCAAAGGCTGTACGAATCTTTGTAAGTGCAAGTAAACGTTTACGTGTACGTGCATATATATGTTCACGGAACCTAGCACCAAAGATAGGGAACATAGTAGCTACAAACGAGAACGTTGTAGTTACTACCATATTAAAGGTTGCCTTAGCAATAGCTTTAATTAAACTTGGTGTAGCCGTGACGCTAACAATCATAAAGCGTACCCGTTGAGGTACGTTTGTTACTATAGAGGTTACTAAACTTGATAATCTCTTTTGTACTTGTATACTTAACAATGTACGGTACAAACTATAATTAGCTTGTTGTACACTACTGTTTATAGCCGCTAGGTTAAGCGCAGCACCGTTAAGGAATCCTTGAGCTGCTCCATAATAAGGGAATGTTCTAATGGCCGTAAACAAGGTTACAAGCCATGTTCTACCAATACTAGCAGTTGAACCTACTGTAGCTGTAAGAGTAATAAAATGAGATGCTATCTCTGTTAATAGTACTGTTACATGTTCTACTATAGTTGATAGTGTTTTTGTAATTGCTTTCTTAATTGTTACCGCATTAGCTTGTGTAATACTTAATATCTTATTAACTCTACGAACTATAGTTGCTGTAGTTGCTTTTACTATTGTAAAAGTCTTATATGCTTGTTTAACTAAAGCAGTTGAGTTAGTTACTGTTGCAGTTAATGTTTTATAATGAGAGGCCATCTCAATAACAATAACTGTTACATGCTCTACAATTGTAGAGACTGTAGTTGTAATAGCTTTAGAGATTGACGCAGCACTAGACTGCGCCAAGCTTACTAATTTACCAATTCTATTAACGGCAGATACAACAGAAGTTGTAATAGCGGACAAAACTTGAAGTACTGTCTTTGAGTCATTACCGTTAACTACATTCCCGTTTAATACCTTACCGTTAATTGCCATATTGATTAACTAAATTGTACTTTGAAAGTAAACTGAATACTGTCACCAGAGTTAAGGTTAATTGTACTAAAGTCGCCTTTAGCAAACAAGTTACCTGAACCTACTGTTGCGTTGTCAAACAAACCAGCATTAGTTACTGCCAAAGTTGTTGCAGCAGTCAACGTACCAACAACTTGTAATGTATCATTAGTTGTAGATGTTGTCTGTTGTGTTGCTGTACCTGTAGCTCGAGTAGAACCACTTTCTGTAAACAAGGTAGTATCTGTTGCAGCTGTAGTGCCAGCACCAGTACCCCAGCCTACATACTTAGGTTGAGACGCAGCACCACCAATAAGATAGTTGGTGATGATGGCTTTACCTGTATTGACTAAGAGTGTAGCCATTTTTTAATTCTCCAAATAAGTCTTTTGATTGGATTCTTGTGCCAATAATCAATTACTCCAAGCTCTACAATGGTGCCATCAGCCTTTCGGATAGTGGCAACCAGTTGTATTTCTTTAGCATCGGTTTTAGCAACTTGCATTATTGCTTAACCAATTCGAGTACGATTGTGTAAGACAATACTGCTCCTGTAGACCAACCTTGTGTTGTAGCTGTGATCTTGCCAGTAGGACTAGTAGCATTATTATTAATACCACCTGTACGGTGTGCATCAACTTTACCACGACCTACTAAGTTCCAAATACGAACTGGAGTAGCAGCATCCCAGAACAATTCTACATCAAGTCCATCTTCAACGTCGTATACAATTTTATTGATACGAAGCTTAGAGGCTTTAACTCCATTAATATCCATATCCGATAATAATGCTGGATCCACAACTGTAAAAGAAGATAAGTCAGATGTATCTAAAAGACCATCCATCTTAATCACTACGTTACGAGGACCATCGTTTAGGATTTGAATGCTAGTTGTATTAGACATCCTAGCCTCCTATTAACGGGTTGTTTCTTGAGCAGCTAATACGTAATCGACAGTTAGAGTATCTGTTGCTGTTGGAGTAATTTGGAACATAGGTCCAATTACTGTATTAGTCAACGTTGTACCAGAAGAACCAATAGTTGGTGCAGTAATGCGTGCAACTAAGTTATCTGCTGAGTAAACTAACAAATCAGTACCATCATAGTAGAAAGCTACGTCAATATAGGTAGCAGCAGCTGCGGTTGCAACACCAGTCACTAATGTAGTAGATGTACTACCTACACGAGATACTAAGTTAACTGAAGTACTTGAAGCAGGTTTTACAAACCAGATACCATCAGTAGGTGTAGCACTAGTACCGTTAGACAAACCAAATTGGAATGCTACGCTACCAGCAACTGCAGAAGCAGCAATACGACATACGTACCAGAACTTTTGACCAGCAACAAACTGGAAGCTTTCATGTGCAGCAGCTACAGTAGTAACAGTAGTTGTACCGCCTGGTGTAACTAATGCAAGACCGCCTACACCATTAGTAACTGCAAATGAAGAACTAGCACCAGTAACGGTCCAGTCATTAGTTGTAGTTCCTAATGTAAAGAAATCGTTTGCATAAGAAGTAACGTCCAAGTTTGGAGTACTTGCTGTATGGAATGGATCAGGTAATGGATAGTTACCCAATGGGCTTTGTTTTGTTACGGTAGCCAAACCGTATGTAAATCTTGTTGGTGTTCCCATTTTAAAACTCCTTAACGTGATGGGTCACGCTCCGTAGAGCGTTAAGGTTAAAAAATAGATAGGGGCCATACGACCCCTATTCTAATTAAGACCTATTAAGGTCCGTTTGAACCGAATACGGCACGTGGGTCTGTCCAACCAAATGAATAACGCTCGTAACCTTTTGCTTTTGCATTCATAGTATCGAAGTCATTATCTTGGTCAAATTGAATACCAACACGTTCGTAGTACTTCATACCGTCACGTACGTTAGTTCTGATGAACCAAGCATGTGGAGATGTGAAGTAGTGGTTTAGTACTGCACCACCTGGGAATACATTGTTTGCACGTAATACGTTCAAGTCGTTGTTAGCAGTCGCTGACTGGTTAACTGACTTAAGAATACGAGCAGCATTGTAATACTCTTGACGAGCAATGTGTAAGCTCTTAGGCATAACATTGATCAAAAGACCACGGTCGTTTTGGAAGCCCATCAAAGCGATAGTTGCATCTTCCAAAGATGCTTCTGACAAGTCAGCGTCAACGCTTAGCTTGTTAGCATATGTACCACCAGTAGTGTTAGGGTGAGAAGTAGAGCAAAGTTCAACACCGTCACCACCTTTGTATGTGCTATTGAAAGCACGGTTGTAGATGTTAGCAGCTACGTTTTCTTTCGTTTGACGGAAAGACATAGCTAAAGCACCAGCACGTTTCTTAGAAACTTGCTCATACAAATTGTCATCCAATTCTTCTTTAGTTACGATGTAACCAAGAGCGTATGCAATATGTGTGTAACGAGTTGTGAAACCTTGGATT